CAACATCTTTAGTAGAACAAATGGCTAAAGATTTTAGAGACTATGGTTTCAGAGGTGATATTGCCAAAATATACGGTGGTGAGAAAGGTTCAGATGCACCGATTGTAGTTACAACTTGGCAGTCAATGATGAGAATGCCAAAAGGATTTGGTAATGAGTTTGGAATGGTAATAGGAGACGAAGCTCATCTATTCGCCGCTAAATCGTTATCAAAGATAATGGAATCACTCACAGAAGTTAAATATAAGATAGGTACAACAGGTACTTTACAAGAGACAAAGACACATAAACTACAGTTAGAAGGTATGTTCGGACCAGCGTATTTCGTTACTACATCAAAAGAACTCATGGACGAAGGTACATTAGCTAAATTAGATATTCAATGTTTAGTGTTGGCATATTGTGACGAAGAACGAAAACTTGTCAACAAAATGACATATCAAGAAGAAATGGATTGGATAGTCCGAAATGAACGAAGAAATATGTTCATAAATAATTTAGTAAAAGATTTAAATGGTAATACTTTAGTGTTATTTCAATTTGTTGAAAAACATGGTAGACCATTATTTGATTTGTTAGACAAATTAGATAGAAAAACATTCTTTGTTTTCGGCGGTACAGACGCTGTAGATAGAGAGAAGGTGAGAGAAATTGTTGAGAAAGAAAAAGATTCAGTTATAGTAGCATCGTTTGGTACATTTAGTACAGGCATTAACATAAAACGATTACATAATGTGATATTTGCTTCTCCAAGTAAGTCACGAATTAGAAATCTCCAAAGTATTGGTAGAGGTCTAAGAAAGGCAGACGATAAAGACAAAGTTACTCTCTATGATATAGCAGATGATCTTTCATGGAAGAAAAATATGAATTATACACTTAACCACTTTTCTGAGCGTATAAATATATATAGTACAGAGAATTTTGAATACGAAATACATTCAGTAAGGATGCCTGCCAATGTCGATACATGAAAATACAAAATATCAGTACATAAGATTGAATGACGGTAAAGAAATACTAGCAATGATTAGTGAGATAGGTGAGAAGATAGAGATGTATTTACCAATGAGTCTTATGTGTAAAGCTGCAGCATCAGGAATTGGTGTTACAATACATCTTGGACCAATGGTACCATTCACTCATGACGAGTTTGTTACGATTGATAATAAAGATATATCTTTCAGAACTAGTATTACAGATCAATTCATACAATTTTATGATGATGCTGTAACGAATTGGTTAGAATTGAGAGACAGTGGAAAGATGCAAATTCGAACTCAAAAACAAGAACATGAAAACGAATCAACTGAAATTAGAAGATTGATATCAGATAGACTAAAAGAAACATTATCCTGGGAGGATTACGATAACGAATTAGAAGAAGAATATCTAAAAAATAAAGATTTACCTACATCAGAAGACATAATACATTAAGTATATTCTTCTTTTCCCAAGTGATACTTTATTTTAACACCGATTCTTCAGATGTCCAGTGGTTTTAAGAAAATAAATGAAAATAAATAAGGACTTGACAGGACAGGATTCTGCCGTATAATATATATATGACTAGAGAAAAAAGACAGACTAAAGCATCAGTACACTATGTAGAGAACAAAGTGTTTACTGCAGCTATTGTAGCACACAACAAAGCTTGTAAAGAAGCATTAGAAAATGATGTAGAAAAACCGAGAGTTACAGAATACATTGGAGAATGTATCTATAAGATAGCTACAAGACTTTCTACTAAACCTAACTTCATCAACTATTCATATAGAGATGAAATGATATGTGACGGTATTGAAAACTGTTTACAGTATATCAACAACTTTAATGAAGAAAAGTCACAGAACGCTTTTGCTTATGTCACACAAATTATTTACTTCGCTTTCTTGAGAAGAATTCACAAAGAAAAGAAACAAGCAGCGATAAAACAAAGAAGTATTGAACAAGCAGGTGTTCTATTCGATACTTTTGATACGATGGATGGAAATACTACAGGTATGAACAATTCCTATGTAGATTTCTTACAAGAAAATATGAATCCGATAAACTACACACCTCGCGGGTCTAAAAAGAAAAAAGACTAATTACATTATGAAAATAGCGTTACTGAACGATACTCATGCTGGAGTTCGTAATAACAATCAAATGTTTGCTGAATATCAAGGAAGATTCTATACAGAAGTTTTCTTTCCTTATTTAGACAAACATAACATCAAACAAATTATACATCTCGGCGATTATTTCGATAGAAGACGAGATGTAAACTTTTATTCTTTACATAAGAATCATGAACACTTCATAGAACCAATGAATGAACGAGGTATTCATATGGATTTAATTGTAGGTAATCATGACATTTACTTCAAATCAACTAACAAATTAAATAGTCCTGAGTATCTATTACACAGTCCAAACATCAATGTTTATACAGACGCTATAACAAAAGAATATGATGGTTTAGAGATATCATTACTACCATGGATAAATGAAGAAAATCAAGATGATGTACAAGAATATTTAGAAACAACAACAGCACCGATTTGTATGTCTCATTTAGAAGTTAATGGTGGTGAAGTATCACCAGGACATTTTCATGGAGGCGGAACACCTGTCTCATGGTTAAGTAGATTTGAACAAGTATACTCAGGTCACTTTCATACAGCATCAATGATTCAAAACATTCATTACTTAGGTTCTCAAATGGAGTTCACTTGGAATGATTTCGGTGACGACAAATATTTTCATGTCTTTGATACAGAGACAAGAGAAATCGAGAAGATACATAATCCTCTCAAAATGTTTCATAAAGTATTCTATGACGATACAGAAGAAACATTAATGACTATTAAGAAGAAAGACTTTAGTCATTTAAAAGATACATTCGTAAAAGTAATTGTTACGAATAAAAATGAACCATACTGGTTTGATGTTTTTGTAGAAGAAATTATCAAAGCTAATCCAGCTGACCTTAAGGTCGTAGAAGATCATAGTAATTTAGATATCCTAGATGAAGATGAACTAGTTGGAGAAGCAGAAGATACATTGACAATACTTACAAAACACATAGACAGTTTAAATATAGAAGGAGACAAATCTGAATTAGATGCATTGATGAAATCATTGTATGCTGAAAGTTTAGATATTTTAGTATGATAAAAATAATACAATTAAACAGCGGTGAAATGTTAATCGCTAAATTAAATGATGATAACAACGAAATGGAGAATCCTCTTTTCGTACATCAACAAGCGGTTGAAGGACAAGGACCTAAAGTGAACTTATATCCTTACAATATTCTTGGACAGGGTAACATTACTCTTAATCCAGATAACATTGTTTGGACAGTTGATCCTGAACAAAAACTATTAAATCAATATGAGACTGCATTCAGTTCTATAATCACACCACCGAAAAACAAAATAGTAACATGATAGACGGAACATGGACTTTAGAAGGCCATTCTCTAACTTATGAACAACATAACGACAGAGTGACAATTAGAGAAGTTGTGCATCATTCAACAAGAGACCCACACAACTCACATACAAATGTTTCTGTAGAGAAAGCAACAGAACATCAAGAGAGATACATTAGATTAGGATATGATAAAGTTTCATAAAGTAAAATTCAAGAATTTTCTATCGACAGGTAATGAATTTACCGAGATAGATTTATCAAGAAAAAAAACATCTTTAGTAATCGGAGCTAATGGTTCAGGTAAATCGACAATGCTAGATGCATTGACATTCGGATTATTTGGTCGTGCGTTTAGAAAGATACCAAAGACAGCTTTAGTTAATTCTATCAATCAAAAACATACAGTAGTAGAAATTGAATTTTCTATTGGTAGACAACAGTACAGAATAATGAGAAGTATCAAACCTAATAAGTTTGAGATTTACTTGAACGGTACACTCATGCATCAAGATGCGTCTGTAAGAGATTATCAAGCGATCTTAGAACAACAAATACTTAAGTTGAACTACAAGTCATTCACTCAAGTAGTTGTCTTAGGAAGCTCTACATTCACTCCTTTCATGCAGTTAAACACACCAGAGAGACGAGCTATTATTGAAGACATACTTGATATTCAAATCTTTTCAGTAATGAAAGATTGTTTGAGACAGAGGTCTTCAACACTAAGAAATGAATACAACGAAATTAAAACAAACATTAAAATTGGTGAAGCTAAAATTCAGAGTCAAGAAGAATCAATGAAACGATTAGAAGAAAATCGTGATGAAATGATTGATAAACTTACTAAAGATGTCATTGAACATGAAGAACAACAGATATTGTATAAGACTCGGATCCGAGCAGATATGAGTAATCTTCAAACATGTCAGAATATAATTACTGATGAAAAAGAAGTAAGACAGAATCTACAAGATATATTAAGTGATGAGAAAGGATTTGAATTAGAGAGAAGAAATTTCATGAAAGAACTATCTTTCTATGAAGATAATGACGAATGTCCAACATGTAAACAAGATATTGAGTCAGAACATAAAAATCATATTTGTGAAGATACTACATCTAACATCAAAGTAATTGACAAACAGCTATCAGAGAGAGCTGAGAGTGTAGTAACGATCAATAAGAGACTAGAGGAAATATCAGAAGTATACAAAGAAATCAATCAGACACAGATCAACATGCAGAAAGAACAAAATCTTGTTGATGCTAATGAACGGTATATTAAGAAAATTGAATCACAAATTAAAGATTTAGAAGCTCAAGAACATACTGAAGGTGATAAAGAACAATTAGAACGATACAAGAAAGCGTTCATTACTTTACAAGGTATGGAATCTGATCTCAGTAACAAAAAACATTACTATGATCTAGCTGAGATATTATTAAGAGACGGTGGTATTAAAACTAAGATAGTTAAACAGTATCTACCGATCATGAATAAATTAATCAATAAGTATTTAGCTAGTATGGAGTTTTTCGTACAGTTCGAACTTGATGAAGAATTCAATGAACACATCAAATCAAGATACAGAGACAACTTTTCATACGCTTCATTTAGTGAAGGTGAAAAGATGAGAATTGACTTATCACTACTATTCACATGGAGATCAATCGCGAAGTTAAAGAATTCAGTAAACACAAACTTACTAATTCTAGATGAAGTTTTTGATAGTTCATTAGATGAAGGTGGTACAGACGAGTTTTTGAAAATACTTCAGACACTTGATAACAACACAAATACATTTATTATCTCACACAAAGGTGACAGCATGAATGAAAAGTTTAACAACATAATTGAATTTCAAAAAATAAATAATTTCAGTAGTATAAAAAAATGAT